TGGAATGGCGCTTGCACGCATTCTGCGATAGTATGGGAAAAAAACAGGAAACCTCCTAGTTTTTCATCCTTTATTCTTACCTCAGGGCCCCAATCTGTCACAGGGTTGGGGTCTTTTTCGAAATTTAATGACTTCTTAAAGAAAGGAGGAACCTAACATGCAAGAATGGTCCTACAATTATTCAGATGTATTAGAGCACCACGGCATCTTAGGCCAAAAATGGGGTGTTAGAAGATACCAGTATAAAGACGGTACCTTAACACCTGCTGGTCGAAGAAGATACAAAGTGGATGCTGAGGGTAATCTGGTTGAGATGACTCGTAAAGAGCGAAAAGAGTACGCTAAGAATGAGGCTAAAGAGAAAGCTGAGCAGAGACGACAAAATCGACTGGAGCAGGAACAAGCGTCTTTCGAAAAGAAGAAAGAGAAGATTGCCAAAACGCATGATCCTCAAAAGATTTACGACAATCGGGATATGTTCACTGACCAAGAGCTACAAGCTCTCTATTTAAGAATGAATACCGAGAAAAACATTGCAAATCTTATTCCGAAAGAAAAAGAGAAAGGTTATTCAGATTATGTTAGCGGTTTAGCAAAAAATGTTGAAACTACCAGTAATCTTATTGACAAAGGATCAACTCTTTACAATAAGTTCGCTAAGATTGCTAACTCGATGGGTGATGCTGAATTACCGATCATCGGTGAAGATAAGAAGAAAGAGAAAACAGCGTACGATAAACAACTTGAAGAATTGCAGAAAGAAGCAGATATGCTGAAAGTGAGAGCAGCTATAAAAGGATATAAGAAATCTTTGAGCACCTAAGGAGGAAATTCAAAATGGCATTGAGTAATACAGCAGTTCCGAAGTACTACGCGCAATGGCGTGATGCTGTTTTGCGTGGGGAGATTCCGGTCTGTGAAGAAATCTCTTTGGAAATGAACCGGATCGATGCGCGAATTGCTAATCCTCAATACTATTATGACGCAGATGTCGTAGAAGGATTCATTAGGTTTTGCGAAGGAGAAATGACACTGACCGACGGCTCAGATTTAGAGATGTTATTCACCTTCAAGGTCTGGGCGGAGCAGTTATTCGGTTGGTTTTATTTTCGTGAACGAAGTGTATGGGTAGCTGGGCATGATGGCGTCCCAGGGCACTATGAAACCAAAATTGTAAAATATCGCTTGATCCATAAGATGTACTTAATTGTCGGAAGAGGTGCCGCTAAGACCTTATTCCTGACCATGGTACATGCATATGGATTAAACATTGATACCAGCACGACTGAGCAAATTGCTGTAGCTCCTACAATGGCTCAAGCTGAGGAAACATTACTTCCGTTTACCACTGCCATCAATCGTGCAAGAGGCGCTTTGTTTAAGTTCTTAACGGAGGGCTCGATGCAAAATACGACCGGTAATCCGTTGAACAGAAAGAAATTAGCATCGACTAAAGCAGGTATTGTAAACACCTTGACAAACTCTATCTTGAAGCTTTGTCCGATGGCTATCGATAGATTACAAGGTCTAAGATGTAAGTATGCTACAATTGACGAATGGCTTTCTTGCGATATTCGTGAAGATGTAATGGCACCTATCGAGCAGGGTGCCGCAAAGATTAAAGACTGGATGGTTGTTGCAGCTAGTTCAGAGGGAACCGTCAGAAATGGTCCTGGAGACGACATTAAGATCGAGTTACGCGATATTTTAAAAGGCACTTATCAGAACCCCCATGTATCAATCTTCTGGTATAAACTGGATTCGATCGAAGAAGTGAATAACCCAGCAATGTGGTTGAAGGCCAATCCAAATCTTGACCAGACTGTAAGCTATGAAACATATCAGATGGAAAAAGAAAGAGCTGACAAAGTTCCTTCTACCAGAAATGATATTTATGCAAAAAGATTTGGTATTCCTTTGGAGGGACACACTTACTTCTTCCGGTATTGCGAGACATTGGTGCACCCTTATCGAGAATATTGTGGTATGCCGTGTGCATTAGGAGCCGATCTATCACAGGGCGATGACTTCTGTGCTTTTACCTTCATGTTCCCGTTAACCAATGGTCAATATGGTGTCAAGACAAGAGCTTATATTACAGAGCTCAAAATGACAAAACTGAGTGGCTCTATGCTAATTGAGTACCAGAAATTCCTAGAAGAGGGTAGTGTCATGGTAATGCCAGGAAAGACACTGAAGATGAATGATGTATATGATGATCTGGATCGTTATATTCAGATGAACGAATATGATGTAAGAGCTTTCGGTTATGACCCATATAACGCAAAAGATTTTGTAGAAAGATGGGAAATGGAAAATGGCTCTTTCGGAATTGAGAAAGTAATCCAGGGTAAAAGAACCGAGTCAGTACCTCTCGGTGAGTTAAAGACCCTAGCAGAAGAAAGAGATTTGTTGTTTGACGAGCTCTTAATGCAGTTCTGCATGGGTAACTGTATTACCGTTGAAGATGTAAACGGAAACAGAATGATCTTAAAGAGGAGACAAGATCAAAAAATAGACTGTGTCGCAGCAATGATGGATGCATATGTGGCTTATAAGTTGCATATGGATGACTTCGACATGGTAGCATAGGAGGTGACAAAATGTGGTCTTATAATTATGATTATTTGGAACATCACGGTATCTTAGGACAGAAATGGGGTGTTAGGCGATTTCAAAATCCAGATGGATCATTGACCGCTGCTGGAAAGAAGAGATATGGAAGCGATGAATCTCGGTCAGCAAAACAAGTCCAGAATCGTTTAAACGATGTCGAATTGGCAGTCGCAAAAAATAGAACTAAATATAATAAAATAAAATCTGTTGAAAATTTAGGAAGCAAACATACAGAAGTCTTGAAATATATTGAAGATGGAGAAAAAGAAATAAATAGACTTCTTGAGAAGTACGGTAAAGATTATGATATATCTAGCACTAGAAAATACAAAACTGTTCGCGAAAATGAGGAGCTTGCTAGAAATAAGATGATGTCAATAGTACCTCAAGGTGCTTTGATGGTTCCGCTTATGAACATGATAGATTCTTCACAACCTGATATTTATTCCCAATCGTATAACAAATATAAGGTAAAAGATAAAAAATAGGAGGTACTCGTCATGTGGCAATATAACTACGACTACCTCTGCCATGGTAAGTTCAAGTATATTGACAAATACCTCTCTAAAGCGAAGAACTGGGTTTATGTTTATGCTGATAAAGCTAAGAAAGGCTTCAAGCAGGCACAAACCAAAACCATGAACACACTAAACAAAGCTTACAATAAAACCAACGAAGTCTACAACAAAACTTTCAACAAGAATCTTTATACCACAAATAAGTGGAATTATGATACAAAGATCAAGAAAGTCGAGCAGACGAAAGAGTGGCAAAATATTGTAAAGACCAAAAATCCGGAGTATGTGAAAAAGAATAAAGATGGAACTTATTCTTATAACATTGACGACTATCTGATGAAAAAGAAGCATCCCGTTCTTGATATTATCGACGATATGATCAATGGTCGAGAATTGTCAACGAACAAAATCACATTAGATAGTTTAGTTGCTGGAGCTGATGACTATGTTCAGTTTGGTATGGCTTATGTAAGTCTTCGCGCAAAGATATTTTCAGAAGGTATTAAATACCGGCAGGGATCTTACAAAGATGAAGAGCAAGATATTTACAATACCATTGAACAGGGTAGTAAATTGGTGAAAGATCTTGCTAAGACTTACGAAAACAACCCGCAAGCAGCTGCTGATTTGATGCAGCAGTACTCGGCAATGGCAGAAAGATCTCAAAATATTCAGAAAATTGCGAATATGGTAGAGACTCAAGCTGCCACAAAAGGACTCACTGTTGATAATGTTATTGACAACGAAGGGGTCCAGGATCTAATGCAGCAATACAATATTACAGAATCTGACATTAAGAAGTATCTGTAGAAAGGAGCGATTATGTGGCAATATAACTATGACTATCTCTGTCATGGCGTCAAAGGTTACAAATACATCGACCGCAAGATGGGTAAAAACGGTAGATGGATTTATACCTATCCTGGTGACAATAAGCCGCCCACACCAAAACCAGAAGAGAATCCCAAAATCTCTAAAGCCGTCGGAAATGCGATTAAAAATGTAACAAATAAAATTTCGACATCATTTAATAACGCTTTAAACGACGAAGATTATAAGAAATACAAAGATTTTGCTAAAGATGAAGATCGTTTGATAGGAGAATACCAGCTAATGCGGATCAACTTGAAAAACAGTAATCTTAATCAAGGCGAACGAGAACAGCTGTATCGACGCATGAGCGAGTTTAAGCAGCGATACGGTGAGGCCGCAGTAAAGGCAGCAGAAAAACAGAATGAAAGTTATGATAGAGCTTTCAAAGTAAAAAAGGGAATCGACACGCTGCATAAGTTTTCAGCTGATAGAAAAGAACGCTTTGCTGAACGAAAAAAAGATGCCGATGATCTGGAATCTTTAATAAACAGCTACGAGGAACTACAGAGTAAATATGAAAAATCACCTGCTGGAACTCAAGAAAAAGCTCAATATCAAAACGAAGCTAAAAAGGTGTATGACGAATTGAAAAAAATGTACTACGATTTGAAAATTAACAAATACAGTGATGTAGATGTAAAAACATCAAAGAGTGTACTCACCCAGGCTAGGCGGTTGAAACGAAAGCTTCTTTTGAATATTGATTAATAGGAGGTAAATTCAAAATGGGAAAATTCACCTCGTGGTTAGCGCATTCGTGGGATGCGTTCACTAATAGAGACCCGACCTACAAGTACCGATTATATGGTGGAAATGCTTCAAATCCTGACAGGGTGATTCTAACTAGAGGAAATGAGCGATCCATTATTAATGCCGTATATAACCGTATTGCTATGGATGTTGCTAGTAACACATTCTTACATATTCGTAAAGATACTAACGGAAGATACGCCGAGACTGTAGATGACGGCTTAAATCAATGTTTAACTGTAGAGGCTAATATTGATCAAACCGGTAGAACATTTATTCAAGATCTTGTTACATCCATGTTAGACGAAGGATATGTGGCAGCAGTTATCACAAAAACAAAAGATAACAATCCATACTACACCGGTGATTACGACATTAAAGAAATGCGTATCGGAAAGGTTGTCGAGTGGTATCCGCAGACCGTTCGTGTCAGAGCGTACAACCATACAACTGGTCAGAAAGATGAGTTGACGATACCTAAGCGTTCCGTTGGAGTAATTCAGAATCCATTCTACATGGTCATGAACGAACCGAATGCCATGGCTGCAAGACTCGTTAGGAAACTCGCTTTGCTGGACGCTGTTGATGAGAAGACGAATTCTAGCAAACTCGACTTGATCATTCAGCTTCCCTATACGATCAAAACAGAAGCAAAGCGAATTCAGGTTGAAAATCGAAAGAAGGACATCGAGAATCAGCTTACCAATTCGCAATATGGTATTGCTTATATTGATGCTAGTGAGAAGATCGTGCAGTTGAATCGTTCCTTGGAAAACAATTTCATGGAGCAGATTAAATACTTCCAGGAATTGCTCTTTGCTTGTTTTGGCATTACGCAGAGCATTCTGGACGGTACAGCTGATGAAGCTACGATGCTAAATTACTACTCCAGAACGATCGAGCCGATTTCTTCTGCGATTGCTGACGAGTTTAATCGAAAGTTCTTGACGCCTAATGCTAGGTCTAGAAGAGAAACGATTTACTTCTTCAAGGATCCGTTTAAACTGGTTCCAGTATCGCAGATTGCTGATATTGCTGATAAGTTTACGAGAAACGAGATTCTTACTTCCAATGAGATTCGTCAGATTCTTGGTATTAGACCTTCTAGTGATCCTGCAGCTGACGAGCTTCGTAACAAGAACCTTAACAAACCGGAAGGACAGGATATGTTTGGTCTTGGATCTGGTATGGAAGGTGAAGTGGAAGACTATGATTCCTCCATGGAACAGTTGGATGATATTGACAAACAGATTGCTGAACTTGAAGGCATGCTGTAGGGGGTGAGACTATGTGGGAGTATAATTACTTACAACATTATGTCGATCCAAACTATGATCCGGAAGCGACAAGTCAGTACAATCACGAATACTACGAGGCACATAAGAAATCGAAAGGCAGAACAAAACGACCTTCCTTAAATGAAGAAGGACAAGAAGTAGCTGCTTATGCCAAAGAACAGATTAACACACAAAAGAACGCAAAACTGGAAGCTGAACGAGCTCGATATGAAAAAGAACGAAAACTCTTATCAGACGCTTCATCCCGAACTATGGAGCAGCATCGAAAGATCATGAGTCAGCGAATTACCAGTTTGCAAAATATTTTGAAGAGAATGCCAGAATCCCAGAAGGCTGAACAGTCTCCGAAGATTCAGGCACTTATCTATAAATTAAAAGAAGATAACGATAAGAAGCGTAAAGATATTCAGCAGAAGTATCAGAAGGATAGCAAATCAGCATCGGAGAAATCTTATGCTACTAGAACTGCCATCCGGGAAGAGGCGGAGAGCCAATACAATGATATTTATGATCGAATAGCTAGCGATTCTCGTTATCAAAAAGCAAAGAAGAAATAGAAGAAGGAGGTAAAATTCAAAATGGAACTAAAGGACTACGATTTTAGTGGTTATGTCACTAGAAATGATGTTCTTTGTGCCGACGGAAGGACGATTCGAAGAAACGCCTTTGCAGCCCAGGATGGTATGAAAGTACCTCTTGTCTATGAGCATAATCATGAGGATGCAAATGCTATCTTAGGCCATGGTGTTCTGCAGAATCGTAAAGACGGTGTATACGGTTGGTTTAAATTCAACAATACGCCCAACGGTCAGCACATGAAAGAAGCTCTTCGTAATGGCGATATCGACGCTATGTCTATCTTCGCTAACAAGTTGAAACAGACAAATACCGGGGATGTTCTCCATGGTATCATTCGGGAAGTAAGTCTGGTTCTTGCAGGGGCAAATCCTGGTGCTTTTGTTGACACGGTAATTGCTCATGGAAGCGATTCCGAGCTGGCTGGTGTGATCGTTGGCTACGATGATGGCATCGAAATTAACTTCGAAAATGAAGAAGAAGCGGAACACAGTGACATGGAAGATCCGAACGAACAACTGAATAACGAAGAAAACTTGCAGCACTCAGAAGAGCAGCCAGCAAAGAACAAGACAGTAGAAGACATCATTGCAAGTATGAATGATGAGCAGAAAGCTGTATTGTTTGGCCTTGTCGGCATGGCTAAAGAAGAAGCCGAAAACAATAAAAATGAAGAAGGAGAAGAAGAAATGAAACACAACGCCTATGAAAATGTAGTAGTTAGCACGAACCGCAGCAACTCTCTGTCTCACAGCGATTTTCAGGAGATCATGAGCCGTGGTCGTCGTTTCGGTAGCCTGAAAGAGGGTTACGCAAACTGGAAAGAGGAGAATATCCTCGCTCATGCAGATGATGAGGAAGACGCAGGTGACGATCCTACCCCTCAGACCTATGGTATCCAGGATGTTGAATACCTGTTCCCTGAGGCTAGAAACCTTAATGTTCCTCCTGAGTTCATTGGTCGTAACATGGACTGGGTTTCCAAGGTTATGACTGGTGTTCACCACATTCCTTTCAGCCGTGTTAAGGTAATGTTTGCTGATATTACCGAGGACGCAGCAAGGGCAAAAGGTTACATTAAGGGCCGCTTGAAGAAGGAAGAGGTATTCAGCCTGCTTAAGAGAAAGGTTGAGCCTACTACCGTTTACAAGAAGCAGAAGATGGATAAGGACGATATCACCGACATCACCGAATTCGATGTGCTGCAGTGGCTCAAAGTTGAGATGAGAATGATGCTGAATGAGGAACTTGCTCGCGCATTCCTTATCGGTGACGGTCGTCTCATTTCTGATGAAGATCACATCGATGACACCAGAATTATCCCTATCATGAACGATGCTGACCTGTTCGTTATCAGATGGACTGTAAAGCCCGGCCAGAACGATGACGGTGTGCTTCGTGCTAAGAACTTTATTACCGCATCTATCAAGTCCCGTAAGAATTATCGTGGTTCCGGTAACCCCACTCTGTTCACCACTGAGGACATGCTTACCGATATGCTGCTTCTTGAGGATCAGATCGGTCACAAACTTTACAAGACCGAGACTGAACTTGCAACTGCCCTTCGCGTAAGAGAGATCATCACGGTTCCGGTAATGGAGAATGTTACCGATAAGGACAGCAAGCCTGTTCTTGGTATCATCGTTAACCTGAATGATTACAATGTTGGTGCTGATAAGGGCGGTGGAATCAGCTTCTTCGATGATTTTGATATCGATTACAACCAGCAGAAGTTCCTGATCGAGACCCGTTGCTCCGGTGCACTGGTTAAGCCTTTCTCCGCGATCGTGATCCGTCAGGGTCAGACCAGCCAGGCTACCAATACTCAGTCTGACGAGCCCACCATGCAGGACGCAATGGCTCCTTTCAAGACCAGCCAGTCAAACCCCAGCTGACGCTTAAAGTCGATGTAAACATTGCAGCTGATACGGATTTGCTTGGAAAAGTTATCAGTGATCTCCAGTCTAATGTTCTGATTGGAAATAATACCATCAATGGTACTTTGAAGTATGTTGATGATTATACTGGCTTCTCCAGCGATCCTACACTGCAGGTTGGCAACTTCATCGCTATCCATGCGACAGTTGCTGAGGATGTTGATGCTACCATTCAGGTTACGGTATCTAATCCCGTATACTCCACATTGGATGAGGATGGCATTGCAGTTCTTCGCATCGCTGATAAGGATTCGCAGACCATTAAGGTCGTGGCGAGTGCAGAAGGTTACCAGACCACCAAGAGAGAGTTTATGCTCAGAGGCCTTGTTTGTGAAGGCGCTAATGGTAACGGTTGATCTTCTAAGAAAACGAAACGAGGAGAAAATTCAAAATGAGATGGTATGGCAAGATCGGATATGCTATTCCGAGTAATGAGGTAGCGCCCGGTGTATGGGACGATAGGATAGAAGAACGCGAGTATCGTGGAGATATTATCCGAAACGGTCGAAGATGGAATGACTCTAACTCCATCAATGGAGAGCTGAGCATTTCCACTCAGATTAGCATTTTATCCGATCCCTATATCATCGGGAATTTTCAGAACATTCGTTATGTAGAATTCATGGGTACTCGCTGGAAAGTAACCGAAGTTACTCCACAGTACCCTCGATTAGTTCTTACATTGGGAGGTGTGTATAATGGACAGCAGACTTGAACTGCACGAGAAGTTTAAAAAACTTACAAAGAATGTGTACTATCAACCTCCCACCGGAGAACGAATGCAATACCCCGCAATACGATATGCGAGGACTAGCATAGACAACCTTCACGCTGATGATAGGGTCTATGCACAAAACCATGCTTATATAGTAACTGTCATTGATAGAGATCCCGATAGCAAAATCATGGATGCCATTTCAAAGTTTCCTACTACAAGATTTGTCAGACACGATACTATTGACGGATTGAATCATGATGTGTTTATTATATATCACAAATAAAAATAAGGAGGAATTCAAAATGTCTAAAGTTATTTGGGACGCAACCGGCGAGAAAACTTATGAAACCGGTGTCAGAAACGGCGTTTTATATCCCGTAGTAGGCGGCGCATATTCTAAAGGCGTTGCTTGGAACGGTCTTACGGCTGTTACCGAGAGTCCTTCTGGTGCAGAGGCTACCCCTCTGTATGCAGATGATATTAAGTATTTGAACCTGATCTCTGCAGAGGAGTTTGGTGCTACGATTGAAGCGTATACCTCTCCTAAGGAGTTTGATGCATGTGACGGTACGAAAGAGATCGCACCTGGTGTTACGATCGGTCAGCAGGACAGACAGACCTTTGGTATGTGCTACAGAACTACTAAGGGTAATGACACTGCTTCTAATGCATACGGTTATAAGCTTCATATCATTTACGGTGCACTGGCAGCTCCTTCCGAGAAGGCGTATAACACCATTAATGATTCACCTGAGGCTATTACCTTTAGCTGGGAGGTAAGCACCACTCCTGTAAATGTTACCGGATTTAAGCCTACCGCATCCTTGACGATCGACTCTACGGAGTGTGATCCGACGAAACTTGCTCAGCTTGAGGCAGTTCTGTACGGTGCTGACGGTTCTATGCAGTATGTAGAATTCGAGGGAACCGCATTTGTACAGGGTGTTGACTACTACGAGAGATCTGGTTCGGGAACTTCTGAGAGTCCTTATGTATACACCAAGACCGAAGATAGTGTATACAATAGCTCCAAGACCTACTACGAGTACAAGCTGGTTGGCGCATCTGATCCTAGACTTCCTTTGCCTGACGAGATCGCTGGAATTATGGGCGAATCTGCAAATCCTGGCAACGGCTGATCTTAATCATAGGCTGCAGATTACAACTGAATAAACTTTTTCATTGGAGGGCCGCTTAGTTCCCTTTGGCTAGGCGGTTCCTCTTTTCAAAATAGAGAGGAGAAAAAGACATGTTAAAGAAAACCATTACCTATACCGATTACAACGGAATGGAAAGAAAAGAAGATTTTTATTTCAACATCAGCAAGGCTGAACTGATGGAGTTGGAACTTGGGACTTCCGGAGGTATCCATCAGAAGATCGAGAGATTGCAGCAGACTCTTGAAGGTCCTGAGATCATGAAGTTATTCAAGGAGCTCATCACGATGTCTATCTGTGAGAAGAGCCCTGATGGTAAGAGACTTCTTAAGAGCAAAGAGATCTCCGATAACTTCCTGCAAACGGAAGCATATTCCGAATTATTCATGGAACTTATGAGTGATCCTGAGAAGGCTACGGCTTTTATGAAGGCAGTGCTGCCTAACATTCAGGAAGCAGCAAATCCCATTCCTCCTGCGACGAAATAATAGGAGGTGTTGAGAATGTCCAAGTTAGTGATAGATCTACCACCAAAGGAATTTGCAGTAGAAGAAGATGACGATAATATATTATTGTTCGAGGCTCCTGCAGAACACCTTGTACTAGAACATTCTCTTTACGCAATTTCAAAATGGGAATCGCATTTCCATAAGTCATACATAAAAAACAAGGATAAAACGCCAGAAGAGAATGAATATTATATTCGCTGCATGGTTGTCGAGCCCTTCTATGAAGATCCAAATGAGATTGCCAACATTACAATCCAAAGGATTATAACAGAATCCGACAACTATCAGCGGATCTTGAACTATATTAATGATCCTATGACCGCCACATATTTTCAGCAAAAATCTGAGGATTCATCAAGTTCCGATGCTATTACTGCTGAGCTGATCTATTATTGGTTAATTAAATTGGAGATACCGGTAAATATTTTTGAACACTGGCATATTAACCGATTATTAACACTAATTGAAGTGTTCAACAGAAAAGATTCCTCCTCGGGAAATAATAAGAAACGGCCAATGTCTTCATCGGCATTAGCTCGTAGGCGGTCAATGATGGAAGCAAGAAGAGCCCAAATGGGCGGAAAAAGGGGGTGATAAAAATGGGTAAGATTTGTATCGATCCCGGTCATTACCGGAAATACAATATGTGTCCTGCAATCCCAGAGTATTATGAAAGTGAGATGGTTTGGAAACTTTCGCATCTTCAGAAGAAATATTTGGAAGCGCTGGGACACGAAGTTATTCTGACCAGAACAGATTTTAATAAGGATGTCCCCTTAGTCACAAGAGGACAAATGTCCAAAGGTTGTGATCTGTTCATCTCAAATCATAGTAACGCAGCAGGTAACGGAATGAACGAAAAAGTAAACTATGTAGCCGTGTACCATTTGGTAGCAGATACCACGGTTCGTTGTGATGATGTGTCTTTGGATTTTGCAAAAGCGATTGCTCCTGTTGTCGGCCAAGTTATGGGAATCAGCTACAAGGTTCTGTCCAGAAAAGCAGAGAGTGACCGAAACAAAGACGGTATTAAGAACGACAACTATTATGGTGTTTTGCACGGGGCGAGATCAGTTCAAACTCCGGGAGTCATCATCGAGCATGGTTTCCACACTAATACTGCTTGCGTAAGATGGTTGCTAGATGACAATAATCTTGATCGATTGGCTAAAGCCGAGGCTGAGTGCATTGACAAGTATTTGAAAGGCGCTTCCAGCAGCGGTTCTAAAGAGCCTCAAAAGCCTGTTCAACCATCAGAGCCTACCAAGACGACAAAGGTTCGTGTAGCTATTACGAATCTTAACATCAGGAAGGGACCTGGTACCACATTTGATCGAGTTAAGTTTATCGATCCTGGTGTGTATACTATTACAGAAATTCAAAATGGACCTGGATCAAAAGCCGGTTGGGGTAAGTTGAAATCTGGCGCCGGATGGATCAGCTTGGATTTTGTACAAATTATGTGAGCAGAGGAGGTGTTACAAAATGCTGGTGGTAGAACAAAAGGGCGATTACAAAAAATTAAATAACTATTTCCAAAAGTTATTGCAATTCACCCATATGAGCATACTAGACAAGTATGGCAAAAAGGGTGTTGAAGCCTTGAAAGCTGCTACGCCTGTTGATACAGGAACCACGGCGAACTCGTGGTATTACAAGATCGTCCAAGAAAAAGGAACTTCGCGACTAGTATTTAGTAACACCAATGTAAACAACGGTGTAAATATTGCTATTATCTTGCAGTACGGTCACGCTACAAGAAATGGCGCTTGGGTTGAGGGTAGAGATTACATCAATCCCGCCCTTCAGCCCATCTTTGACGAGTTGTCAAAAGAAATCGATAAGGAGGTAGCCAAAGCATGAGTTCTCAGGTCATTGATGAGAAAGTTGTCGAGATGCGATTTCAAAATAGCCAATTCGAAAAAGGCGTTAAAGAATCCATGTCGACAATCGACAAATTAAAAGCAAGTCTAAACTTTAGTGGTGCCTCTAAAAGCTTTAATCAGATTACGGAGGCTGCTAATAGAGTCTCTTTTAAAGGATTAGAGCGGAATGTAGACGAGTTACACAACTACATAAATTTGAAAGCAGTAGCCATGTTTACGGTTGTAAATAACATGGTTTCTCAAATACAGTCTTCTATTACCAATATGGTAAAACAATTTACCATTGTTCCGATCAGCACAGGTTTCCAAGAGTACGAACTCAAAATGGGATCTGTACAAACGATCATGGCAGCTACCGGTGAATCCCTTGAGACTGTTAATAAATACTTACAGGAATTAAATGAATACTCAGACAAGACAATTTATTCATTTTCTGACATGACACAGAACATCGGTAAGTTTACCAATGCAGGAGTTAAGTTGGAAGATGCAGTTCTTGCTATGAAGGGTATTTCTAATGAAGCAGCGATATCCGGTGCAAACGCAAATGAAGCTTCCAGAGCAATGTATAATTTAGCACAATCACTTTCTATGGGTTATGTACAGTACATTGACTGGAAATCTATTGAAAATGCCAATATGGCAACAGTTGCGTTTAAAGAAAACCTTGCTAATGTTGCTACTCAGCTTGGTATCATTACAAAGACATCTGATGGATATTATGATGTTGCTGGTAAGAGTTATAATTTACAGCAATTATTCAAAGACGCTTTGAAAGAACAATGGCTTACTACGGATGTATTAATTACCACGCTTCGAGATTATGCGGATGAAACAACAGAAATTGGTAAAAAAGCATATGCCGCAGCGCAAGATGTAAAGACCTTCACCATGATGATGGATACCTTGAAAGAGGCAGCACAGTCTGGTTGGGCGTACACATGGGAGATATTTATTGGTGATTTTAATGAAGCAAAACAAATGTTTACTGAATTCTCTCAAATGTTCGGTAAAATGATCGACGATTCTTCTGAGGCTAGAAATTCCCTTTTGCGAGGTGTTCTGGGTTCAAAATGGGATCGTCTGATTTCTTATATTAACGCTGCCGGAATTGCTACTGAGGAATTTGAAGGCCGTCTCACCAGAGTATTACGAGACGCTGGACTTCCTGTTGATGAAATGGTCAAGAAATGGGGATCCCTTGAAGAAGCAATTCGTCATATGGGTGATGTAAAAGATTATGTCATCAAAGTCATTCAGAGTTTCACAGCACCTATCGTTGATACTGGAGAAGCTGTTGGAGCTGTTACAGGTAAATTGGAAGACTTTCAGAAAGTTGTTAACCAAGTTATCCGAGGCGAATTTGGTAGCGGCGCAGATAGAGTAAAACGGTTAAGCGCTGCTGGTTGGGAGTATGCCCAGGTTCAGGGATTAGTTAATAAGGTTTGGGAAAAGAATAATCATACTTGGAAAGATACAACTATCACCATAGACGATTTGGTGGAAGTTCTTGGTAAAATGTCGACCGAAGAACTTGAACAGGTTGGTATTACTGAAGAACAAGTCAGAATATTCCAGGAGCTCCAAGAACAAGCAGCTCTTACTGGATCTGATCTCAATAAGTTGATTGAAAATCTTTATAAGCCGACAGGTCGTGAATTGATATTTGACACTATCAGAAATGCAGTAAACGCTCTGGTTCAAAGATTTCAGATTGTAAAACAGGCTTGGTTAGAAGTATTTCCTCAGAAAGGTACCGAAGAGCTTTATGGTATCTTAGAAGCTATTAATAAGTTCAGTAAGGTTCTTATCTTGAACGAAGATAAAGCTGATAAATTACGCAGAACATTCCGAGGGATATTTTCAGCATTAGGTTTGGTTACGGATGTGATCCAGGCAATGCTTAAAGTATTATTTCCTGGTTTATTAGAAGGTGTTGACTTGCTGCATGGCGGCCTTTTGGATGTTGGAGCAGTTGTCGGCGATGTCATTTATGGTTTTCGAGAGTTCATTAAAGCGGACGGCATACTAGTTAATGCAATTCAGGACGCAGTAGACACAGTGAAGCAATGGATTAAAGAATTCTCAAAACTTCCTGTAGTAGTGAGTGTTATAGAGAAAATCAAAAATGCAATCAAATCTCTTGTAGAGACATGCAAAAATCTTCTTTCGGATTTGAGACAGGAAATAGAACAAGATATTGACGAAAACGGTTTCCGAAAAGCAGCAAGCGTCTTAGAAATGCTCAAGAAACTGATCGAAAAAATTGGTGACAAATTAAACGACATTGCAAAAACACTGCCATTTATAAATGATGTCAAAAATGCTTTTTCTGAAATGTTTGCAATATTTAAGTCGGATGGTGAAAATGTTGTAGCTGGATTTATAGACGGTATCACACTAGGAATGAAAGAACTTCCTGAAAAAATGATCGAATTTTCAAAGTTAGTCGTTGATACAGTGAAAGATTTTCTTGGAATTCATTCCCCGGCATTGACTTTTGTGCATATCGCTCTGCAATGTTGTCAAGGATTGGCTCTTGGTTTCCGTTTGTATACGAAATTGGGAATTGAGAAAATAAAAGAGCTTGGAAAGTTAATGCTCACCACTATTCAGGGATTTGTGGATAAGATAAAAACATTTTTATTGAACAACAAGGCTATTGAAGAGTTTAAAAACAATGTAAAAAAGGGGACTGACGGGATTACAGAATGGCTGAAGAATTTTGTGAATACAATCGGCAGTTTTGTTAAAAAATTACACGATTATGTCGTTGAAAATCATTTAGCTGATTCTATTTTGGATCTTGTGAAAATCATTCTTTCTGTCCTATTATTGTTTAATACTGTAAAAATGGTTCATAATATTGGATCTGCAGCAACTAAGATTGGTGACGCATTTGAAGCTATTTCTGGTGGATTCAGCGGTTTCTTTAAGTCATTAAAGAATGTTGGGCGATCTGCTATCATAAGAAATTTCGCGATATCCGTAGCTGTCGTGTTAGGTGTTATTGCTTATATTTCTAAAACCTTAAGTGACGAAGATGTGAACAGAGCCTGGGAAGTAGTTGCAATGGCTAATGATATTATTATTGTCTTAGGCGGAATGCTGGCAATATTAATAGTTATTCAAAACTACACTTCTCAATTTGCTTTGAATACTGGCGGTTTGTACAAAATGATATCTTCTATCGCTTTACTAATCATTTCTGTAGCTGCATCAGTATGGCTGTTGTTTAACGCATTTGCTACTTTTGAAGGTTTAAAACCCGACACGCTAAAAGGAGCTGTAGATATTATACGAGAGTTGCTTATGGCGTTGTTCACCATGTCGGTAACTTTGTCTTTGATTGGTGTTTTAGGAAAGGGAAGCATCTTTGGCGTAGCATTCTCTTTATTAGCCATAGCCATAGGTGTTCGAATGATTATTGATATTATTAATAAATATTTTTATACGAAGAAAGATGGTGTGCTATCATTTAACAATACTAAAGCAGCAGAACTGATGGAAGGCTTTAGTAGTTTGTTCTGGATTATAGCAACTTTGGCTGGTTCCTTAGCAGCAATCGCAATTGCTTCAAGAGGTGGATCACGAATTGCTGGTGTAGGTGCTGCAGTATTAGGAATGGCACTATCATTGCATATCATTATATTAGCAATAAAATTCATTGATGAAACTTTGAAAACTTTAAATAATCCTGCTGCATCCATAGGTGGTATAATAGTCATTTTTGTTGCACTTACGGTCGCTATGGGTGTACTAGAGGTTGCTGCTAGAGGCGTGAGACCAGCGGCATTGTTCCAAGCTGCAGCATTGGTTTTAGCTTTTGCAGGAGCTGTGTGGATAATAACTAAAGCTATAAATAATATGGAATATGTTTACCTGGATTTTGGATCTGTTGCTGTCTTGTTCACATTGATAGGTGTTCTGGCAGTTGTCGCAATAGTGGTTGCAGCTCTTGATAATTTCAAGAAACCGCAATTAGTTGGAGCTAGAAGTAATTTAATTGGTATAGCTGCGCTACTATTGGCTATGACAGCATCATTATGGATAATTACGAAAATGTTATCCGACTATGATCTAGACAGAGTACTTAAAGCCACTATTATATTGGGAAGCATTATGCTGGCTCTTGGTTTGGTATTATTTGGGGCTGGTTCGTTATCAAAAGCTGGTATCGGAAGTGCACTAACTATTTTTGCGGTAGCATCAGCGCTAGGCGTATTAGCAGCATCAATATATTTCTTACAAGATGTTGATGCCGAAAAAATAGTAACTATTGCTGTTGCTTTAGGCGGTGTGATGGCCGTTTTGGAATGGGCTACATCGTTCATAGCAGGCGGATGGCAAGTTGCGTTGGTCGTTATTGCGATAGCGGGTGCTCTTTGGCTTGTTGGCGAAACAATAAAGAACATGTCTGATTTACCTTTCGATAAACTGGTTACTGGTATGATAAATTTATTAGGAGTTATCGTCGTGATATCAGTGGCGATGTTTGCTTTTCTAGCTATAGCATCGTTATTCGCACCCATTCTTTTACCGGCAGCTGCAGTAATCGCTGCTGTTGCACTAGCTATTTTAGCAATCGCAGTAGCAATCGGCATTGTTATGGAATACAAAGATGAAATTGCAGATTTTATCAAGGGTATCGGTGATAAAATAAAAGGATTAATTGACAAGCTAAAAGAATTGGCAAAGCAATTCCAAGATTCTATGGATGATATTTTTGGAGAAGATTGGGGAGAAATGCTCGGCAATCCAAATCGAGTTAGAGCTAGTGGAATTACAAAAGAAACTATGGAAATAAACGGTGAAAAAACAACTGTTTATCGTACCTATGGTCAACCAGGCGGCCATCGTAAGGGCAGCAAAAAAGATCAGGAATTAACCTACACTGAAGGTTCTGGTACTGAAACAACGCGTTATGGCGGCCCGAATCAACTTGAAGTTCACACTTTGACACAGCAATCTGCCGAAGCAGGTAAAAAGGCTAACGAAGCAATGACCAATGAGCTTGCAAAACCTATACCTGCTGATAAAGCGGAAGATTATATCCAAAGTTATACTGAGCCGTTCTTGGAGTCTGCAGATGGAACTGCTAATAGTTGGTTAACCTACATGAAGGATTCCTTTGGTAAATTTACACAAGGAACAAAGATTGATCCTTCTGATTGGAGTAGTTTCTTAAATATTGAAGGCGTTGAATATGATGAAAATACAAAGAAAATGATTGGAATGTTGAGTAGTGGTATGAAAAACGCTGACTGGTCTACGATGACAGAGGCGTTTAGTACCTATTTAGATGATCCTGAAATGGCTAAGATGTTTAGTGAATCGGGAATGGACTTTGGTACTCTATTCGGAGCAAGTTTCAATAACGCTCTTCAGGAAGAATTACAGAAAGGTCTCAGTAAAGAAGAAGTTGAACAAAACTGGGGTTGGATGGAAGAAAACGCATTCAAACTTGGTAATCCAGCATTCGGCGTGAAGATCCCGGTGATTGATAAGCTACAGACGGCATCCGCTGCAAGTACTATGGGCAACAATATGACGGGTCTCCTCGGAAATATGGCTGCAGGAGGCTTCAACGCCGTACAGTTCCCTGAGACGATGAACACGACGAGTCCTGATGTAGTAAATGCAGTCAACGCTTTGCATCAGGATATTCAGACATTGTATGTAAAGATTGCAAATTTACAAGTAAGATTAGACACTGGAGCTTTGGTTGGTAATTTAACACCGCAGATCAACCAGAGTATGGGCAAAATGGCGGTTTACAAAGTAAGGGGGAATTAATATGCAAGATTTATATTCCGGTGATCACTCTATCGTTTTTGGTGATAAGCATACTTGGGACGATTGGCATTTAATACCCTCTTCGCGGCCGCTATTCTTACCACCAGATGTAAAAACAAATTATGTAGATCTTCCTGGAACGGATGGCCATGCTGATATTACAGAAGCTCTAACTGGTGAAGTCTTGTACAAGAATCGCCAAGGCTCTATTGAGTTCTATGTAGACAACGGCCATACGAGATGGGAGTATTTATATTCTGACATTTCAAACTACCTTCATGGTCAAAAGATGAGAGCATACCTCACGGATGATCCCGGATTTTACTATGAAGGTAGATTTGCAGTAAACAAATGGGAATCAAACAAATACAGGAGCAGTATTGTGATTGACTACAATGTTGCTCCTTACAAAATGGATATGTACAGCAGTGCAGAAGACTGGTTATGGAATCCTTTCGATTTCAACATCGGTGTTATTCGAGAATACAATAACATTCGTGTGAATGGACATCTCGAGTTAACCGTAGTCGGAAGTAGAAAGACAGTTATTCCATACTTCCGCGCCACACTGGACAACCAAGCCAACCCTATTCTTTTGAGTTGGGAAAAAGAACCCGGAAAGAACTTTGCATTATTCAACGGGGAAAGTAAACTCCCTGACATCAAGATTAAAGACGAGACAGTCAAATTATATTTTGATGGCCGGGGAATCATCACTGTAGATTATAGAGGAGGTAGCCTGTAATGTATTCTGTTCGTGCAGATAAGAATTTGATTTACTCGCCGGATATGGCAGATGAGGGGTATTATATTACTGCGCCTACTTTTGTAAAAGAAGTAAATAAGGCGGGTTCATTTGAGTTCAACATTTACAGCACAAACCCCTATTACAACTACTTGAAGGCCTTAAAAACCATCGTTACCGTTGAAGACGACGGATACGAGATTTGGAGAGGCCGCATTTTGAATATGGAAAGGACATTCGACAACCGGAGGGCAGTGTATTGTGAAGGTACATTGTCCTTCTTTGTCGATTCTATTATTCGTCCTTATACTCACACAAAAACAATGGCTGAGCAGTTTCAATATTTAATCGATCAGCACAATTCTCAAGTAGAGAGTTTTAAACAATTTCGAGTTGCTAGGATTGATATTGATGACCCTTACGGATCTATCGAGTGGAAATCCGACAGCTACGACAAAACGAAAGACAGAATCGATGATATTTTGTCTCGATATGGCGGATACATTTTAACTAGATACGAGAACGGCGAAAATACGATTTATTACATGAAAGATCCTTCTAGGTTCTCGAATCAGGTTATTGATATTACTGTAAATCTATTGGATTTGACAGAAACAGTTAACCCGTCTAATGTATTTACAGTGCTAATACCTATTGGTTATGACTCAAACGGTAACAAGATCACTATTGAAAGTGTCAATCAAGGAAAAGACTATCTGGAATCAGAAGATGGAATTGCAAATTTTGGAAAGGTGGTATATTCTCACACTTTTAATGAAGATATTTCAACACCTCAAGACCTAAAAGAAAAGGCTACTAAGATGCTAAATGATAACATTACAGCAGCGAGAACCCTTTCTTTGAAAGCTTTTGATCTTCATATGACAAATCCAGAAGTCGACCGAATTGATATTTATGACAAGATTAAGGTTCTTAGCCCGCCCCACGAAATCGATGAATACGAGATGTGTTCCAAGATTTCAATTAGTTTGGAAAATCCAGAAAGTTCTGAATATATAATCGGTACGGTTCCTTCAGGTATTGACGCTGAAGTAGCCAACGCCACAACAGGAGGAGGTAATTAAAATGGCAACACCTGACGCTCAAATGAATTTATATTTGAATACAATAGCTCATGCTATTAAAGGAAAAGACATGCGAGAAGCTCTTCATGACAGTATTGAAAAGACTTATAATTCTGCTTATGAGTGGGCTGATAATACACTTGGCAATGCTAATCAGGCTCTTGCAAAATCTAATGAAGCTTTAGATACTGTTTCTGGTATTTCAGAAGATGTTTCAGAAGCACTTGCACAGGTAGAAAGAGCAGTGGAAGATTATGATGAAGTTTCCGCGAGAGTTGATAACATCATTGCTCATAATAATGATACAGAGGGAAATAGTGAACTCATTGATATTCGTACTGGTTTTGATGCCTATACATCACTTTCTGCCGGATCTTCTGTAAGACGACAGGCAAAAATTGTAAATGATAGGGTTAGTAATCTTGTGCTAAATAACCCAAGAAGTGAAGTTCCTGTTAATAAACCGGCTAGTATCTCTTATTCCCTACTTTGGGAAAATTCAGATTCTACGGTTGCTTTTGACGGACAAACTATTCCATTTACGCCGGTTGACGATACTATGGAATTACTTTTGATGTACAAGGTAAGTACTGCAGAGACTGATATTTATAGCGATGTTCTTATGATCCCTATTGAATCTGGTCAAACATTGACGAAGAGACTTGATGTGGGTGATATTTCAACATATGGCGTTGCTATAAAAACCAGAGATTTTAAAGTAGGCGCTAGTAGCGTTGTTGTTAGCGATTGTTCAAGTCTTAATCCGGATAATCCATTTAGCTTGTCTGGAACAGATATGACCATCGTAGATCCTAGTGCAACAGAAACAACAGATAACACCTTTATTATTCCGGTTAAACTCTATGCTGTAAAGCATGTGCTTGATACAGTTCTTCAGGTATCTAAGGATACGGAACTTATTGACGGTAGAGTTGGTATCGACGGGGTTACTTATAATACGATTGGTGATGCAATTCGTACTCAGATTGGTGAGTATATTGCTGCTGGTGTATTAGAAGCAATAAATGGAACATATTAAGGAGGTGGATATTTATGCCATTAGATCCTTATGAAATGCTAGATTCAATATTTACCAATATTGCAGATGCAATACGGTATCGTGATGGAAAACCGACATATCAATATTTCAAAGATAAAATAATGACTGACTACAGTGTTGATATTGGAAGTTATGGTGAAGCGGCATTCAACTATTTAATGTCAAATCCAACTTATACTTTCACCCTGCAGCTTAGCGGAAATTATTTTAACATTGTATCATCAGCATCTGGTTACGAGGCTCAAGGCAATAAAATTTGGGGGCCATTTCATTGGAATCAGTTATATTTAACGAATAATGTGGCTACCGGTGCAAATGCTGTGGATCGAAACCAGACCTGGTATTGTGATACTGGTGATGCTGTATATTATGGAATCACAGATTATTTACCGCCGCTACCTCCTGAGCCTGTCGAAGAAGTAACCACCGTATCCAGCGAGCTTCAAACTATTTTGGAGAATAAAACTGGAGCTAGGGCAACTAGTACTGGCGGATTATTGACGAGATTGAAGGAAAAAACGCATAAATGTCTTATGACAGTTGTGGAAGATATTAGTACATATGCCTTACATTTAGTTTTGATAGAAAGTGTGGATGATTCAGTTGATATTTCTGAAACGGATGTTAGTATTGTACAAACAGAAGACATACCATCAAATGTTACAATCACTGTGAATGTGCAGAAAAGTGTTTGTGTGCGAGTATACGGTGTAAATAACCAAGATCAGTGGAACAACGAAAGCGAAACTGCTACGACTATTGGTTATCAAGAGACAAAAACATTCAGTTCAACTTATATTTCTTTGGTAGGAAGTGGTGATTCATTCTCGAATACAAAAATGGTTCAACCACCAACAGATATTTCTCCACTAGACTTCGCAAAACGGATCTCTAGTACTATCACAGAAAGAAGCAAATCAAGTCTAAATGCTATCTTTACGGATGTGGCAAATGCTATTCGTCACGAGCAAGGGCTTCCTACCATTGATCCGCATGTTCCACCTGAGCCATCAGAACCTGTATTAGCTCCTAATGGTAAGACATACAAAAGAAGATATTCTTACCGAAGATTCAAACAAGGTTGGAATAACTTCGAGACGGTATGCTATACCAACTATAAGTTAGCTTTGGTAAAGAACGGATTTTGTTACTATGTAGATCCAGGAAGTCAGTCTCAAACCTTACCATATGTTACGGTATATGTTGGAGATTCCGAAACTTATATTGAAGACATGTGTAGCTTAGGTGATTATTATGTCACAAACAAAGTAAGTGGATACAACGGCAATCAGCCATTATGCGGGCCCGATATGCAAGGCGTCGGAAACTGGCAGATAACAACTGATATTCCGATCTTTGATAGTTATAACGCAGTAGTGTCCTATTTAACAGGTATATCAGTACCCGATATGCCAACTCTTATCAGAAACTTATAAGGAGGTTCATTATGGCTATTATTTATCAAAGTGAGCAGCCCAAATCAATCTCTTTAAATAGTACTGATTTGGATAGTGCTACATACAATAATGTGCAAGTTTTCTTAAAGGATACTTCTAAGTTAATTACATCATTTGCAACTGCACATACAGACGAAAGTAGAGTTCCGCCGCCATATGATAGTAACGGTTATAACTTTGGTGGAAGTGCTCCTGAAAAGACAGCTACACTTACCATTAGTCTCGGTGACACGACTGGATTTGATGCAGTTAAGTTTAACTGGAATAATGACGGATCTATCAATACTTATGGTGATATTTCTGGTAAGATTACCTGGAATGAGGAGACTATAACTCTCTTTGATGATATTGGTCAAAGCGGAGAACAAATTTTGGAATTCTATACCGGTATGCCTGAATCATTGGTGTTTGACCTTAAGGCTAAATCCTCATCTTCCTATAATTTATATATTAGTGAAGCGCATCTAAACTTAATAAATGTTATGCTAATTAAACTATAAGGAGGTGATAACGATGGATCAGGTTGTGCAAATTGTAATTGCAGTCGTAACATCAGTTCTTGCTTCATCCGGTCTTTGGACTTATATTCAAAAGAAAGCGGATAAAAAAGATGCCAAGAGTAAGCTTCTACTTGGACTTGCTCACGATCGGATTATGTTTTTAGGGTCTACTTATATTGAACGAGGTTATATAACCAAGGACGAATATGAAAACTTGCATGATTATTTATATATGCCGTATTCAGAAATGGGAGGAAACGGTACGGCAAAGAAAGTCATGCAAGCAGTAGACCGGTTGGAACTTAAAAACATCACAGGAGGTATTACAAAATGAAAATAAGTAATAAAGTTTATGATATTTTGAGAAAGCTAAGTTTGGTTGTACCGCTGCTTGGTACTTTCTATTATACCTTATCTGAGATATGGAATCTTCCTTATGGTGCTTCTGTTTGTGCTACTTGTGGTGCAATTGCAGTACTATTAGAAGGTGTCTGTCAGGTGAGCAGTAAGAAGTACTGGCAGGATGAGAAGGAGCGGAAAGAACACTTTGAGGCTCTGGATAATTAAGCTATCTTAATGCTAAGTGGAAAACCCTCCTCTCATGTGTTGTAAAACCAATAAGCCTAAAAGTTTTCCTTCGTCCATGTCACTTAGCATTATGATATAAAAGGCGTCGGGGTGAGCCGTGCTGGCCGCTCCGGCGTTTTTCTAACAAGGGCTCTTCTTTTTGTCCTCGCAGGATGGACAGATGGTGTTATAGCACGAAAGTGCAACTAAATTGAAAAGGAGAAAAGACAATGATGAAAGAAGCAAAAAGACATTATGTTCCTAGTAAGGAGCGGATTAACATGTTTTATGGAGAGTTACAAATGGCGATGCAGGCGTATAACTGCACGAAGATTGAACGAAGCGGAAACAGGCTTACGATCAAAACCGAATTAAAAACTCGGTATCCAGAAGAGGAAAAACTGGAGATCGAAACGAACTATCGGTTAGATTTGACAAGGCTGCTTGTCTGCTCGGACAATGAGTTAGATGCAGAAATTGAAAAAACTGTACTTGCTATTATGAACTCAGTTCGGAAACAGATGATCCGCGAAGGGATCTATAAGTTGTGCGGATTTGTGTCGTGGATCTAAGTTAGATTTAGTAATAATAAGAGATGTAGCTCTAGTTTTACTAGGGCTCTTCTTTTTGTCCTCGCAGGATGGACAATCTGCTTTATGAAAGGAGGTGCAAAGAGCATGAAGTGGTATGATATTATAGCTGAGGCATTGGTCGGTTGCATTGGAATCTTGTTTGGAGGAATCCTGGTAACGATGGTGTTATTAGGAACCGAGAACGCTTGGTTACCAATAGCAATCGTCTGGTGTCAGACGGTTGGACTGTTGTATTACTATGTGGCTCACACAGCCCGTAGGTTAAAGAAAGAGGAGCGCTAACAAAGGCTCTTCTTTTTCGCAACATAAACAAAGGGTATAATGAAGAAAATTCTTATGAAGCGCGGGTCACGCCCCATAAAAGGTAAAGGGATAGTAGCAATCTTAGCGATAAGAGCGGAAACTCGACGCGAGGCGAGTATTGAGAAATCAAGAACAAAGGAGCCGTAAGTAAATATCGGAGAATAAGAATATATAAATCGCATTTTTTATGAAGGTTAAGAGACAAGGAGACCGGAGGAACAGTATGTGAGAAAGTTCACAGGGGACAAGAGACTATTGGCTTGAAGTATCGCAAATTGACATGTGGTCGGATAGTTGGACTACCCTACTAAGCATAGGAAGTACTGCTTAGACGCTTAACCGGTGCTAGTGACTAGTAGCTAGCACACGATCGAATAACAATGCATTTTAATTTTTCGCATAATTTACAATGTTTATTATAGAGAGGATGACATAGTTTATGTGGTAAAAACGGCTATAGCAGAATTGGGCTCGAACCCCAATGCATTCTCTTTTACATTTTTGCAAAACGAAAGGAGAAAAGAATGGATATTTTAAAACTCGCACTAAGTACTGGCCCGATCAAAGATTGGGTGGCAAAGCAGATTCGCAACATCTTGTTTGTGAAGACGGGGTATCATGCGGATGTATCATTGAATGATATTTCAGTCACCAACAAAGATGGAAAGGTTTATCTGCATATGGATGTAAACGCCGAGATGACATCCAAAGAGTTTATGGATATTTTGAATAAGCTCACATCATAAACAGTCGCTATTATGGAACTATTAACAATGTCTTCAAGAAAGGAGAAAAGAAATGGAGACAAATGAGTTGAAAGAGGTAGCAGAGCAGTGGCGTCAAATGGCGCTGGCTGAGGAGGACCCTGTCAAGAAACAGGAGTTCACGATGAACTATGTCACGATCGTTGAGCAACTGCGGAAAAACCAGGAAACCGATGAAAGAGTCGCTATTGACTTGAAGAAGAACGAACTTCAAGCAGTGGCAACTAAAGTCGATATTTTGGGAATTTCGGTTGAAGCCGGGATCGCAGTACTAGGGATTGCCGTGGGCCTATGGTATGATCACAAGGGTCTGTACACGAGCCAGGATTGCACTAAGGGTGTCATTGGTTTTGCTAGGAGCGTCTTCGGGCGTTTCTTCAAGAAGCATTAAGTTCTGAAGCGGAGGCTCCTTGCTGAATGATATTTAGCAAGTCCTCTTGCTCTTTGTCGCAAGATTTGCAAGCCTCTTTATAGGAAAGGAGGTAGACGATATGAAGAAGTTCGGCGAATGGCTTATGAACATCTCTATGTGGAGTACTGTAGGGTGCTTCTGGGGAGTTGTCATGTTTATGACCGGCTATGTAAGCGGCTATTTAATTAACGAAAAAGAAAAGGAGGAAGAGTAAATGTTTGTTGTCGGATTTGCTCTGGTCCTGATCGGACTGTTTATGATCTTAATTGATCATAAGCGAAACGATTAATAAGGATCGGAAATAAAATCACGAGAGGGTTGTTTACTCGCCCTCTTTTTCTTTTTTAAAATAATAGGAGGATAAAAAGATGAAAAACATTGAAGAAGAGCACAAGTTTAATTTGGGTGATAAGGTTTTAATTATCAGTAAAGACATAGAAGGTATCATAACAAAAATTTATGCAGATAGTTACGCAGTATCGGTATGCGACGATACATCGAATGAAAATATTATTGTAGAGGAATGTGATTTAGAACTAGTAACACCGGCGGACTTAACAAATCTAAAAATCGAATTAAAATTCGATATGAGTAAATATACGGATTTTTGGGAACCTGGATATTGTAGCGGATGTCCCTTTTCAATTTTAAAAAATTATGAATTTAAAGGGTGTCTTTTCGGGTTTAAAGCTGTTATGGAAGAAAGCGGTACATCCCCTGAAAACAATGTGTTTGGTTATCCTATGTCTTTTACAAAAATAGTTGGGACGTGTCCTTTGAAAAGGGGATATACTAAAAAAACTGAAAACGGTTCGTGTGTTATGGAGGTAAAATAAGATGAAAATTAACAAAGCAAGTTTAATGTTGTTCGGAGGTTTGGTTGGTTTTATAGCTACCAATGTTATGACAGCCGTTGGTACAAAGAATTATATTCGGAAGAAGGAAGCAATGGATCATGATCCGACTTTGAAGGAGGAGGCTGCTCTGATGGCTGTTTGTTATGGTCCGTCAGTCGCCGTAGGATCCATTTCAGCAGGCCTGATATTTGGCGGTAACAAGTCTTATGCAAAGGCTCAGGCAGGACTAGTAAGTGCCTATACTTTACTTGGCACAAGATCTAACAAATTGAAGGAAGCCGTAACCAAAGCTATTGGCGTGGAGGAGGTAAAGAAAATTGAACAAGAAATTAATCAGCCGGTTATTGAGGAGGCTAAAAAGCAGTCAGTATCACAGGGTAATATCCTTGTTTGTGACACTTATAGCGGCGCTATTCGATTTCTCGAGACGAGCATGGAAGTTCTCCAAGACGCAGAATACCAGATGAATCGAAGACTTCATATCTTTGGTCATGTAACTCTGAATGACTGGTATGAGTACCTCGGATTCGATTCTACGATAGAAGGGGAGACTATTGGCTGGAATGAAGAGTATTTGTATTGTGCTAGTCAGACCAAACTCGAAGAAAATGAAGTGCCGAACTCTTGGATGGATTTTGAGCACGAACTGGTACTGGAGGATAACAACCAGTATTATGTTTTGAAGTTTGCAACTGAACCAATAGCAGGTTATATGAATTATTAAGGAGGGTGTATGACCGCACCGTGTAAAGATTGCAGCGAAAGACATGTCGGATGCCATTCAACATGTCTGAAATACAAAGCTTTTGCCACCCGATGTAAACAAATAAATGATCATCGAAAGCAAGAAGCTGTAAATTGCTACTATGCGAGTGAATATTGTAGAGAAAAAGCAATATTTCATTCATATGGTTATGGCAATGATAGTAAAAAACATTTATAAGGAGGACAAACAAATGAGCGAACAAGTGAATCACCCCTCCCATTATAACCAGGAAGGACGAATGGAGTGTATTGATGAAATGGTCGATCTTTTCGGTGAAGGTTTTGTATGTAGCTGGTGTATCTTGACAGCATACAAATACCTCTACAGAGCCGGAAATAAAAATAGCAACCCCAAGGAGCAAGATCTTGCCAAGGCTAAATGGTATCTGGACTGGGCTAAGAACCACAATTATGCGATGTATGGTCTTACTGATAAGTACAACAAAGTTGCAACAATGATGCTGGAAATTCTCACCGCATAATTTGCAAGCTCTTATATGGAAAGGAGGTAGAGAGATGAAGATGAAGGCGAAAGGTTTAGTATTAACTCTCATTGCGGGAGCTCTTGCAGCTGGGGCATTTGTAATAGATGTCCTAAGAGAAAAGAACGATCGCGAGGAGGAAAAGGAAGAACTCAAGCAGGAATTGTTACTTGAGCTCCGTTCCGAGAAATAAGAATTATAGGGAGGTGTCTTGTGATATTTACAAGCCCTCTCTGGATTTCACCTAAACAAAAATGGAGGATAAAAGGATGAACAAAAATTTAATTGTTAATGGTATTGTAGCAGGTGTAGTGGCAATTGGAACGGCTGTAGCGGCTTACAAGACTCACAAGTTGACTAAGCAGGTAAATGCGATCACTGGAACGGTAGACAAGGCAGTCGATGATCTCGCGAAGGATATTAACACACATGTAACAGACGCGATTGTTAATAGCGCAGTTGAGAAAGCTGTTGACCGCGAAGCATCCCGGGCAATCTACAACGCAACCAGTGATGTAGTTTCTGAAATGAAGAAAGATATGCGTCTTCAGATCCGGGAACATATTGACAGCTATTGCACCGATCTAAAGTCTATGGTTAAAGAGGAGATGAATCGGCAGGTGAAGAAGATCTCGATTGAGGAAGTTCGACAGGAAGTTATTGCTGATGCCAAGGACGAAGCAGCAAAACGATTCAAAGCTGATCTTGACAAGATCCTCGAGCAGCATAATGAGGAACTTAACAAGGTCACTGAGATATATTCTAGCATTGCTAAGAGCATGAGAGGAGATAACAAATGAACAAGTTAAAGAACTTCTGTAAGAAGCATGCCAGCCAGATTCTCACTACGGCTGGTATAGTTGGTTATGCTGGGTGTGCGTTTCTTTCAGCGAGAGCGTATAAGGAATGCTGTAATCGTCTTGATCAGAGGAAACAGGAACTGCAGGTTGCTAAATTGCCTGTGAAAGAGGTAATTAAGACTTGTGCAGGTCCTTGTGCTCCTGCTGTGCTTGCATTTGCTACTTCTACGGCCTGCGTTCTAGGCGCTCAGAATCATCTGATGAAGGAGAATGCGGGACTATTGGTTGCTTTAAAAGGTACTGAGACTACTTTGTCAGAAGTATACACTCAGACCAAAGCGATTGCTGGTGAAGAGACTTACAATCAGATCCGCGAAAAGGTAGCAGAAAAACAGATAGAGCAGACACCGGCCCCTGTGGAAAAAGAGGAAGAGCCAGCTAAGAAAACCTACATTGATGATGCTAAGGAACTCTACTGGGATGCTACCTATGGAGGATATTTCTACGCGACCGAACTGGATATTTACAAAGCTTTCGAGAAAATAAATACCGAGATGAAAGCTGGATTCAGTGACTATGCTCTGCTCAGTAACTTATATTGGGAATTGCATGGTGAGCCTCTTGGAATTGGTGATTCCTTCGGATATTATGCAGAGGATTACCCGCATACGAAATTAGACTACATGATCTCCGGCGACTACAAGACTGCACCGAATGGAAAGAAAGCTCTGGTTATTTACTATGATGCGGCCAAACCTGTGTAATCGCATGATTTACAATTCGTATTATAGGACGAAAGTCTAAAATAAAAAACTTTAGGAGGATAAAACAATGGAAGAAAAAGAAGTAAAGAAAGTTGAAGAAGCAAAGACGGAGGAAACTCCGGAGGTTAAGGCTGATGTGCCTGTAGAGGTACCTACGCCTGCAGTGCCGACTGTTGCTACTGTCGATACGACTAAGATGGACGCCGCGATTGCGGTTGACGAAATGAAGCTTGAGATTAAGAAGTTGAAGCGAGAGTTGAAGGTGAATCCTGGTAATCAGGAAGCCGCGACTAAGCTTACGACTTTGGAATCGGAGCTTAAAGAAATCAACAACAAGAAGTGGAAGAAACGGGTTGCTATCGGCGGAGCAGTTGTTGGCGCTGTAACAGGTGCGGTTGCTATAGGTGTATCGTTGGTTAAGAAATCTGGAGACGACTCCTCTGTCGCAGACGCGACTTTTGAGGAAGTGAAAGAAAAAACTGAAAAAACTGAATAAAGTGATTGATTTGAGTTATGGAAAGGGCTCGGTGTTAAATTTAACACTGGGCCTTTTGTTTTTTCAAGAAGAAAGGAGGTTGCTAATGGAACAGCAACAAAAAGAAAAACTAACGCCGATTGTAAACACGGCAAAGCCTTACAAAAAGCCTTTGATGAAGAAGATCGCCGAGGCTTTCATTTCGGTTGATTTTAAGGATGCGGTCAAGGATACAAATCAAAAGTTTATCATGCCAATCCTTAAGAAGACCGTGGTGGATATTGTGAGTAATGGAGTGAATAACACTCTCAATACCATGCTCTTTGGTCAGGGCAGCAATGTAAACAGACCCAGCTGGTTTGGCAATAATGGTCTGTTCGGACAGGTGACAAATTATGCAGCGCCTGTTATCAACTACTCGGGCATTTCTTCTGGTAAGCCTGCTACATCCCTTCCCGCAGCGACTGGTATTCCTACCTACGACGAGATCGTATTGCAGTCCAGGGAAGATGCGGAGAGAGTACTTGACACTTTGCAGGCACAGATCGACAGGTTTGGATCAACGACCATCAGCGACTTGTATGAGCTGGTCGGGTTCCCGACGGTGTCGACCTATTATAACTACGGATGGAAGTCCCTTGCAGGGGCAAATATTGGAATTGTAACCGGTGGATATTTACTAAAGATGCCTACGGCGATTCCGTTAAAATAAAGGAGGAAAGAACATGAAATTCTTTGACAATTTAGGAAAGAAAGTAACAGCATTAGCTGGAAGAGCTCGTCTTGGGCTCTCTAAGAAGTCCCCTGAGATTCTTCTCGTGGGCGGTATCGTTGCAATTGTTGGCGGTACGGTATATGCAATCGCTTCGGGTGACAGAGCGCACCAGGCGATGGATCAATTTAATGAAAGAATGAATCAGATCAAGGAAAACTCTGTAATTGCGGATCAGTCTGAGAATCCGGAAGTAGTATATCCTGTAGCGCAGAGACAGCAGGATAAGAGAGTGATCTATGGCCATATGGTAATGTCTATGGCTAAGATTTATATTCCCGTTGTTGTATTGGAGACTATGGGAATTCTGATGATTTGTAAATCTCACAAGATCATGAGTGAGAGATATGCAGGCGCAATGGCGTATGCAGCAGCTCAGGCAAAAGCTTTGAACGATTATCGCAAGCGTGTTGCTGATGTTTATGGTGCAGAAGCAGAAGAAAAGATCTGGTATGGTATTGAGGATCGGGTTGTGAAGGAACTTAAGACAAACGAAGAAGGTATCACAACTGAAGTAGAATCTAAGACTCAAACAATAGATCCTCTGGATCCATACAGCAGGTTCATTGACGAGACTTGTTGGGGCGTCTGGGAGAAACAGCCTCAGTACACAAGATCTAATCTTCTCGTGAAGCAGCGCGAGGCAAATCATGTTCTTAACAGAGACGGTTTCCTTACTTTGAATCAGGTGTATTCTATGCTTGGTTTGAAGCAGATTCCCGAAGGTATGATCCTGGGTTGGATTGCCGATCCAAAACACGAGCAGAAGATCGACTTTGGTTTGGATAACGGCAAATCAGAAGCGGTTCGTCGATTCGTAAATGGGTACGAGGATGTTGTTCTTGTAACTTTCAACATGGATGGTAACATCTATGATATTTTAAAGGAGAAGAGACAAAATGAGAAATTACAGCTGGTACAATGTTAAGTCCGGCGTTCGTGGATTAGATTCTGATCGGGGTTCCTATATGGAATTCCCGACGGAAGACGAATACATAGAACTGCAACGAGAGGAGGAAGAATGTAATGCCGATGACAATAGGTGAGTATCTTGGATATTTAAGTCAGCAACTCGACCGAGATCCGAATTTGGCAAACCAAAGGTTATATTCCCCAGAGGGTATTCTCTTTGGCTGGGAAGATCATCTCGATGCTGCTAAGAGACTTGGAGTATCCGAGAAGTTAATCCGGGTTTGGGTTAACGAGGATGTTGTGGAAGGTGTGAGATCTAATGATCATATCATTATTCCTCCTGGGACCACGATTCCAGAAGCTGTAGATTATTATAAAGAGATATTTGAAAATTTGAAGGAGGTCAATTATGAGTAAGAAGAAAGTATATCCTGAAACTACAATTGAGGCTACCGTTAAAGTAACCTATGTTATTAACGATCAGATGGACAAGAAGCAGGCCGAGGAATTGCTTCATGATATTTTGGATGAGTCAGAGTTTGATGATATGAAGATCAGCAATGTTAAGGTGTTTCAGCGGGAGGTGACAAAATGACGGTTAAAAATTTGTTATATTTAGCAGCCGGTGCAGCACTCGGATCAACAGTCACTTTCTTTGCTGTTAGAAAGCATTTCTCTGACAAAGCTGAGCATGATATTCAGGAGATCCGGAATTATTATGCTCAGAAAAAGTTACCTGAACAGGAGGCCGAAGCTAGTGCTCCCGATGAATCAATTTCAGAGAAGGTGGAACAATACATCGATATTCTTACAAGCCAGAACTATGTGGCGACAGCAGAGGATGTTAAGATCGTTGTTCCTGAAACAAGAAACATGCCTCAAATCGAGGTAATTGACGAAGACGAATATGGTAATAAAGAGGGATATGATGCTATTCTCTCCTACACCTACTACACCAATGGGGTCTTGACTGATGAAAACAACGATCCACTTAGCCAGGAATCCATCTCAAATATGGTGGGACCTGATTTCTACAAGAAGTTTGTAGATGATGTACTTTATATTCGTAACAACGAGATGAAGTGTGACTTCGAAATTCTTCTTGATGAAACAGAGTATTTTCCGCCAACTATTAGTGGATAATGACTTACTTCGAGTGGCTTGTAGAAACTATCAATCGGGGGCACAAATTTGATCATTACACAAGATTACTTCGAGCTCTGTATGAAACCAATTATGTTCCCCGATTGGATCTCGATCAAAATAGGTATCAGGATGGCATCGACTTGATACACTACTATCCCTTCCAGGCACCATCGGAAGAATATCGATGCTCTATTCTTGCTATGATGATAGCCCTTTCTATTCGAATTGAATCTGAATTCATGGCAACAGAAATAGAGGATCGTACGGATTTGTGGTTTGCATCCATGCTTCATTCGCTGGGGTTATTGTTGTTCGATGACGACCATTGGAATGCAGGTGATGTAAATTATATTCTAAATAGGTTTATGGCAAACGGCTATAAACCGAATGGAGAAGGTGGTTTATTCATGGTTCCAAACTGCCAGTATGATATGAGAACCTTGCAGATTTGGGACCAGATGAATCAATGGATACTATCAAACTTTTAAGAAAAGAGAGGAGAAAAACATGATGAACGACGCTATTTTTATTGCAAAAACTTTGAGGAGAATTGACAAGGCTGAGGGATATTTGACCTATCTTAGTAATGACTATCTTCCTGGTCTGGTGACGAAAGTCGGAAAGGATTTCAAGCGGGCGCGCAGAGGACACACCGGTCTTTTACTCGCTAGCGCTGGACTTGCGGTGATCACTTATATCCACAGCAAGCAGATTAAAGATCTTGAGAAGCAGAATGAGGACCTTAAAGAGCATCTGGCTGCTTTGGAAGATCGCCTGGATAATCACATCGATCCGGAATGGAAGACTCCTGATTTTGACGACGAAGACGAATAAAAAGTAAAGGAGACGGGTATGTTAGACTTTGTAGAGATCTTAACGCGAAGTCCTAAGCAAGGACATATAGAAATATACCCGAATTTCATTGTAGGAGAGTCTGAAGATTTAATGATCAAAGGCCGAGACTTCTATGCTGTATGGGTGGAGGATGCTGGCCTTTGGTCAACAAACGAGAATGATTTGATCAAACTAGTTGATAGAGAGGTTAATCGGAAATATGAAGAACTGAAAGATTTGTATCCTGGATATTCTATAAAAAGATTACTCCTGAGAAACGGTTCTTCTGGAATGATTGATCAATGGCATAAATATTGTCAGAAACAACGACGAGACAAGTATGTCATGCTAAATGAAAAACTGATATTTGCAAATGATCCTGTCAGAAAAGAGGATTATGCATCCGTTCGATTAAGTTATGCTTTGCAACCTGGAGATTATTCAGCATGGGATGAGTTAGTCTCAACTTTATATTCTGAACCAGAGCGGCATAAAATTGAATGGTGTATTGGATCTATTGTCACAGGAGCAAGTCGCAAAAATCAGAAGTTCATGGTATTTTACGGTCCTAAAGGATCTGGTAAGTCAACGATCATCAAAGTTATTGAGAAATTATTTGCTGGATATTTTGCGACTTTTGACGCTAAGGCTCTAGGTACTGGAAGTGATTCCTTTGCTTTGGAACCATTTAAGAACGGCCCGTTAGTCGCTATTCAGCATGATGGTAACTTGAGCAAAATTGAAGACAACACCAGATTGAACAGTCTTGTCTCACACGAATTAATGACGATTAACGAGAAATTTAAATCATTGTATACCAATGCCTTTAAGGCTTTCCTCATTATGGGTACTAATGATCCGGTTCGGATTACCAATGCAAAGTCTGGTATTCTCAGAAGATTGATTGATGTAAACCCGTCAGAGCATCTGATTCCTCGAAAAAGGTATGATATTTTGATGGAACAGGTCAATTTTGAGTTGGGTGCCATCGCGTGGCATTGCGCTGAGGTTTATAATGCCAATCCGAACTATTATGACAACTATGTTCCATTGAGTATGATGGGTGCCACTAATGATTTCTACAACTTTGTAGAGGATTGCTATTTTCAGTTCAAAAAAGATGACTCGGTTACTCTGAAAGCAGCCTGGGAACGATACAAAGTATATTGCGAAGATGCAAGGGTTCCTTATCCGTTATCGCTTAGAGCGTTCAAAGAAGAGCTCAAAAACTATTTCTGGGAATTCTCCGAGCGGGAATACACGGATGACGGTAGATTGAGAAATGTCTATCGTAGGTTTCGATGTGAAAAGTTCGAAGACCTAAGTGGTTTGAGCGAGGAATCTCAGGAGGACCTGGATGCTCTGCTGGGTGACAAAGAGGACTGTTGGTTGAAGTTTAACTGCACAGAGTCCCTTCTGGATATTTTGGAGAAGGATTGTCCTGCACAGTATGCAACTGAAGACGGCATTCCATCTATGGCTTGGAAGAATGTAGTAAAGACTTTAAAAGATTTAAATACGCACAAATTGCACTATGTAAAGACTGACGAGACGCACATAGTGATTGATTTTGATATTCCAGATGAGACTGGAAAGAAAAGCTTTGATCTAAACTTACAAGAAGCTCGCAAATGGCCTCCAACCTATGCAGAATTGAGCAAGTCGGGACAAGGTATACATCTCCATTATATTTACAACGGTGATGTGTCTCAATTGGAATCCGTTTATGCTCCACACATCGAAATAAAAGTATTCAAAAACGATAGTGGGAGCGCACTTCGAAGAAAGTTGACGAAGTGTAATGATATTCCGGTTGCTACAATCTCCTCTGGATTACCTTTAAAGAAAGGAGATAAAGTAGTGGTCAACGCAACAAGTGTCCAGTCCGAGAAGGGACTTCGTAATCTTATTGCTAGAAATCTTCGAAAGGAGATCCACCCGGGAACCAAACCCAGTATGGATTTCATTAAGAAGATATTAGATGATGCCTACGCGAGTGGATTAAAGTATGATGTAACTGATATGTATACTCCGATCCTGTGTTTTGCATCAAATAGCACCAATCATCCGCTTGAGTGTATTGCATTAATGGATCACATGAGGTTTCGTTCAGCGGACGACATCGAACAAAAGCAAGACAAACCGTCTGACGATGATATTTGGTTTTATGATATTGAGGTATTTCCGAATCTCTTGTTGATCAATTACAAGAAACGGGGATGTAGTACGATGTATCGTTTGATTAACCCATCGTCGGAAGACATTGAAGAATTAATAAAGAAAAAGCTGGTTGGCTTTAACTGTAGGAGGTATGATAATCATGTGCTCCATGCAAGACTTATGGGATACAGCAACGAAGAAATTTTTGAGTTATCTCAGAAAATCATCGCTGGGGAACCGAATTGTTTCTTCGCTCCAGCGTACGATTACAGCTGGACAGATATTTATGATTTTGCTTCGGCTGATAACAAGAAGTCTCTTAAGAAGCTTGAAATTGAAATGGGATTCCATCATCAGGAGCTTGGGTTTGACTGGAATCAGCCCGTACCAGAAGACAAGTGGGTGCAGGTAAGCGAATATTGTGATAATGATGTACTTGCAACCGAAGCTGCCTTTGAATATTTGAAGAGTGACTTCTTGGCGAGACAGATTCTTGCTGATTTAGCAGGAGGTAAGGTAAACAATACCACAAATAGCTTAACTACAAAGTTGATATTCGGTAAAGATCGTCATCCTCAATCAAAGTTCCAGTATCGAGACTTGTCAAAACCTGTAACCTATTTGGATCCGGATGTAGAAACATTCCTGAAGGTGGCTTGTCCTGAGATGATGGATCGGAATCATGTAAACGACGGACTCATGATGTCGTTGCTGCCGTACTTCCCGGGTTACAAATATGAGAACGGTGTTTCGACTTACAAGGGTGTCGAAGTTGGAGAAGGCGGATATGTCTATGCAGAACCTGGAATCTATACTAATGTCGCGTTACTCGATGTAGCATCGATGCATCCGCACAGTGCGATCGCTGAATGTGTCTTTGGTGTAGAATACACGACAATCTTCCGATTAATTGTGGAGGCTCGTGTTAGTATTAAACACAAGGCCTGGGACGAACTAAATGATATTCTAGACGGCAAGTTGGTACCTTTCATTGAGAGGGTAAAGAACGGAGAATTCACAGCAAAAGATTTGGCAAAGGCTTTGAAGACTGCTATTAACTCGGTTTATGGTCTCACTGCAGCTAAATTTGAGAATCCGTTTAGAGATCCTCGAAATAAAGATAACATCATTGCCAAGAGAGGTGCTTTATTCATGGTAGATTTGAAAGAGGCTGTTCAAAGGAAGGGCTTTACAGTCGCCCATATTAAGACAGACTCGATCAAGATACCAAATGCAACACCGGAAATTATCAAGTTTGTTATGGACTTTGGAAAGCAATATGGCTACACCTTCGAGCACGAAGCTACCTACGATCGTATGTGCCTTGTGAACGATGCTGTTTACATCGCAAAATATGCTACTGGTGAGAAGTGTCAGAAACTCTACGGATATATTCCTGGAGACAATAAAGACGCTGACAAGAAAGGCAAGCATTGGACTGCAACAGGTACTCAGTTTGCTGTTCCTTATGTGTTCAAGACTCTGTTTAGTAAGGAGCCTGTGATATTTGAAGATCTTTGTGAGGTAAAGTCGGTTTCTAAGGGTGCTTTATATTTGGACTTTGGTGCTGGTGAGAATCACGACTATCAATTCATCGGAAGAGTTGGACAATTCTGCCCTATGACAAATGGTCATGAGATGCTAGTGTGCCGAGATGAGAAGTATGTGGCTCCTTCAGGGACGAAAGGGTACTTGTGGATGGAATCTGAGTATGTAAGACAGAATCATTTGGAAGACAACATTGATATTTCCTATTATGATAGTCTTGCAACGGGTGCTGTTCAAACAATTTCACAGTATGGTGACTTTGACAAGTTTGTATCAGAAGAAAGTTATCCATATGAATTGACAACTGAATATGGTAAAAGCGATATCATTGCTGCGGAAAAATTATTCATGAATCCGCCTATAGCAATCTAGTCGCAGAATAAGCACTTCCTATTACGACTAAAAGTAAAGGAGGTACTTTGTAATGAAGGAATTGAAGAGATTGTTGGTGCGGCTAGCTGCCGTGCTTGGATTTTTTGGGATCTGGATCCTTGGAGGTGCTGTTATAGCGGCATTCTTCGGACCCATGGGACTAATAGGGCAAGCACTGTGGTTGTATGTTGCGCTAAGAATTTCAAGGAGCCTAAAAGAAGGGCTCTTTGACGATTAGTTGAACTGCGGTAAGGGTGTATAGATATTTAACATACACTCTTGCTGTTTTTCATAAACAAAAACAAATAAAAAGGAGATTAAAATTATGAGTTTGAGAATTTTGAATGATGGTAGTTTGGCATTTGAAGGTGAGAGAATCGTCTACAGGAATTTTGCGGGGGTGGAGTCTGAGTTCAACCGTAAGGGCGACAGGAACTTTTGCATTGTTATTCCTACCAAGGAAGACGCTATTGCAATGTTTGAGGCTGGTTGGAATGTTCAGCTGAGACCGCAGGGACCTCAGTCGAAGGAGTTGAGAGAGGCTATCAAGGGCGGTCATAACTTCATGGAGAAGCTGGCTATCTTGAACAACCTCAGCAACGATCCTGATGATGCCATTTATCTACTGAAGGTGAATGTCAAGTTCGAATCTCGTAGACCTGCAGAGATTTACTTGGTAACTGATCCTGCCAAGAAACCCCTCAAGATGGATGAAGACACCTGTGCTAAGCTGGATTTGGCTGATATTATCGCTTGTGATATTGTTGTGGCACCTCATAGCTGGGCAACTGCTAGAGGCTCCGGAATCAGTGCATATCTAAAGACGATCTATGTTATGATTCGTCAGGATCCGTTTGCGGCAAAGTATGCTCTGGATGACGAGGATCGTTACAACCTGGTATAAATGATGTTTGTGAGTTAAACATTGATAGGTCAGTGTCGTATAGCAGCCTTGTTATGCGGCACTGGCTTTAAAGGGGGATATTTATGAAACTAGATTTGGATCCTCGAACAGTGATAGATATGATCGCCGATTATGACCAGGATATTTGGAACAATCCTGATCGCTGGACAAAAGCGGAATGGCACTTGTTCGATTTATATTTGTACTACTCTGGGATGAACTGGTTCCAGCGTAGGAAAACAAAGAAAAAGATGAGGAAAGCGTATGCAGCGTTCAAGAAAAGACGAGTTTCTGAGACCACATCAGGCGGAAGCTCTGAATAAAATGAAGAATGGATGCATCCTGAATGGCGGGGTAGGCTCTGGTAAGTCTAGAACAGGACTCTATTACTACTTCAAATCATGCGGTGGATATTTTGATGAGAGGGGTATTCACCGTATGGTCCAGCCAAAGGATCTCTATATCATTACAACAGCAAGAAAAAGAGATACCAAAGAATGGGAATCGGAGCTTGCGGCATTCAATTTGAGTTCAGATCCTTACATTAACTCCTACAAAAACAGGATTATAGTCGACTCTTGGAACAATATTAAGAAATATCGTAGCGTTTACGGTGCATTCTTTCTATTTGACGAGGATCGATTGACCGGATCGGGTGTTTGGGTGAAGAGTTTCTTGGATATTTCACGAAAAAACCAGTGGATTATCCTTTCGGCGACCCCAGGAGACTCTTGGATTGAGTATTGGAGCGTATTCGTGGCTAACGGATTCTACAAAAACAAGACAGATTTTATTAATCAGCATGCTATATTTGCTAGATTTAGCAAGTATCCTCGAATTGAGCGGTATATTAACGAGCGATTACTCATGCAGCACAAAAATGATATTCTCGTAGACATGAGATTTGAACGAGAGACCGTCCCGCACTTTGAATATGTAGAATGTGACTACAATAAAATGGCTTATCATACGCTCATGAAGGATCGATGGAATATTTTTGAGCAAAAACCTGTCGAAAACGCGTCAGAATTGTGTTATTTGGTTCGAAAATTGGTGAATTCGGATCCTTCGAGGATAAATGCACTGATTGATATCTTCGAAGATCACAAAAAACTGATCATTTTCTATTCCTATGACTATGAACTTGATAATCTACGCTCTATTGAGTGGGGTTTTGATTGTCAAATAGCAGAATGGAATGGGCATAGACACGATCCGTTGCCTAGCGGGGACTGTTGGGTGTATTTTGTGCAATATTTAGCTGGTTGCGAGGGCTGGAATTGCATTACAACAGATACGATTGTGTTTTATTCCCAGCAATATTCTTATAAGGTCTTTGTACAGG